CACCGGCGATGTTAGCGACGACAATATCCCCGTGCTGTGGATGAAGACTGAAATCAACGAGAAGATATGAACCATCGAGAATACCGGCGTTGATCATGGAATCGCCGGCGACGCGGAGCGTGTATGTCGATGATGGATGAGGGATGAGATGCGACACAAGGTCGATGCCGCTCTCGATATAATCAGCCGCCGGGCTGGGAAAACCGGCTGATATAGTGTCTCCGTAAATCGGTATATAGACCGGAATTTCGGGAAAAATAATACGTTGCAGCTGCATGGTAATGCCTCCTTTTTATAAATACTGTGTATATATACAGTAGTAACTATTCGGGAGGCGATCAATGCAGATTTTAGCTATCAATTTTTATGACTGAGCGCCCTCCGTGATGTCTTCCCTATCACATCACGGGAAATCATCGACTCATCTGCCGCACCTGGTTAACCATTACCAGCCGGAAATTTACGGTACAGAGTAGATATTCCCACATCATAAATTATTGCCACACGCTGGCGAGTTTCCCCGGACGCAATCAGTCTTCCAGCCTGCGCCCACTGCTCATCTGTTAACTTTGGCTTCCTGCCTCCAATGCGGCCTTCCGCGCGCGCAGCTGCTAACCCGGCACGAGTACGCTCGACGATCAGCTCTCTTTCCATTTCTGCCAGCGCGCCCATGACATGAAAGAAGAATCTCCCCATCGGGGTCGAGGTGTCTATGCTGTCGGTCAGGCTGCGGAAATTTATCCTGCGTTCCCGTAACTCTTCGACCAAAACCACAAGATGCCGCATGCTTCGCCCAAGCCGATCAAGTTTCCAGACCACCAGCGTATCGCCTTCTGAAAGCATGCGAAGTACCTTTTTTAACCCTGGCCGGTCCGGGCTTTTCCCGCTGATCTTATCTTCAAAAATTAGCTCACATCCTGCGCTATCCAGTGCATTTCGCTGCAACGCAGTATTCTGGTCATTTGTTGACACCCTTACATAGCCAATTAGCACGCCATACCCCTCAGGCAAAAGCCTGAACATTGCCAGATGAGGGCTATTTTTTCATTCTAAAAAACCTTGGTTTGGGAGGAACAGATAATTACATCAGCCTGGGCAATGGTTACCGTCTGGCATGGGTGAAAGGGA